ATATCCGATCTGAGGGGTTAGCGGCTCGCAAGAGCGTCTAGCAGTCAAATACCCCGCCCGGTGACTAGGCCGGGCAAATTAATACATCTGCTGCGCTTGAAAAGAGCCACCTAACGTAAAGGAGCATCTGATGGGTTTCAACGCCTATGACAACGATAAAGAAGAAGGGAAGCGAAAAGCTGCCGCTAGAGATGTAATGCAAACCAAAGGACCCTCCGAGCAGCAGGCGTATGCCAGCGGCTACGCTGATGGCTATGCTGCCGCCGTTCGCGAACGAGACCTTGGCGTTAAAGTGAGTAGGGACGACAAGGGGCGCGCTCTGTCAAACACGCCATGGCGTGACGGTCCAGCGCATTGCTCTGAGAACGACTAGGCCGGGCAAAGCTTCAAAGGGGCGCCACATTTCCGACGAGCACAAGTTCACGTTGCCGACGTTTTCGAAGGTCGCTCCGTTTCCGCGGGAGCGGTTCTTGATGTTCTGTTCCCGGCTCAAGGTGCAAAGTAAGGATTACGGATTGATACCGTTTCAACTTCTCGGCGGCCAGCGCTACACGCTTGACGAACTGGAGGAAGGACTCAACCGCGGCATTACTACGTTTGTCATCCTGAAAAGCCGACAGGTAGGCGAGACAACCTTTTTCATCGCCCTCGATATGTTTTGGGCATTCGAATACGGCGGCTTGCTCGGCACGTTCATTCTACACAAAGAAGAAGCGCGCGATGACTGGCGGCAAGCGATCGAGGTCTTCTATGACGAAATCCCGAGCAAGGTCCAGGTCGGCGGCAAGTGGCTCAAGTTCAAGCCGCGAAAAATTAGGCATAATCGAAATCTACTTTCCTTTGCCAACGGCTCTCGATTTCGTTATCTCATTGCCGGAACATCTGAGAATCGCAAAGGCGGCCTCGGCCGTTCCGGTGCGAGTAACTACGTACACGCGACGGAAGTTGCGTTTTACGGTAATGAGGACGACATCCGCGCGTTCAAAAGCTCGACCAGCAGCATGTACGAGCATCGACTCCAGGTCTACGAGTCGACCGCGAATGGGTTCAACCATTTCGAAACCACGTATGAAAGTGCGAAAACCTCTACGGTCATAAAAGCGATTTTTGTCGGTTGGTGGCGCGACGAGCGCTATGCTTTCCAGACCAACGACTCGCGCTATTACGATTTCATGCCGGATCAACAGTTGTCTCCGCTGGAGCGCAAGCGGGTTCGGCTCGTCAAGGAACTGTACGGCTTCACCATCACGTTGCAGCAGATCGCCTGGTATCGGTGGAAGCGCCGCGAGGAATTTGACGACGACGAACAGTTGATGAGTCAGGAATTCCCCTGGACCGATGAAGATGCGTTCCAAGCTACCGGCGCAAAATACTTCACGGTGGAATCTCTCACCGACGCCATCCGACGCGCTCGCAAAGTTCCGTTCCAGGGCTATCGCTATCGGCTGACGCGACGATGGGAGGAAACCATCGTCCAGGGCTTCAAGGATCAGCGCGCGGAACTGAGGGTTTGGGAACATGCCAGCAAATTCGGATACTACGTCATCGGTTGTGATCCTGCCTATGGATCATCAGACGCTGCCGATCGGACTGTTATTAGTGTCTGGCGAGCATTCGCTGACTGTATCGTTCAAGTTGCTGAATTCTGCACACCGGAAGTATCTACATATCAGTGTGCCTGGGTACTCTGTCATCTTGCAGGCTTTTACGGAACCAACGACTGCCGAGTCGTCATCGAAATCAACGGAGCCGGAACCGCCGTGATGCAGGAAGTGCAGCGCGTCCAGCACGACGTCATGACCGCGACGCCGAAGAGCGACGAGCCGGACCTGCGGAATATTTTCAAAAACATGAGGCATTTCTTTTATAGTAAGGCGGATTCATTATCGAAGGAGTTTGCATACCATTATGTAATGAGCGATGGTAGAAAGCGCGAGCTAATGGCAAAGCTCAAGGACGGACTGGAATTAGGTAGGATAATTCCAAATTCTGTGCCGCTCCTAGATGAAATGCGCCACGTCATAAACGACGACGGCCACATAGCAGCGGAGGGGGCCTATAAAGACGATCGTGTGATGGCGTCCGCTCTCGCGGCGGAGGCATGGAGGGCATGGCTCCTTCCGGTGCTTCGTGCAAAACACATGACGAGGGCGCGTTCAGAGGGGATAGAACGCGCCGGTGGTGAACAACCGGTCGACCAGCTCATCCTGAATTACCTCAAGAGGTCGAACATCACGTTGCCGGCAACGGGGAGGCGAGCATGAGATTGGTTGGAGCATATATAGTTTTGAGCGCGCCAATCCCTACTGATCTGACCGTTACGCCCATCACGGCGTAATTGGTTTACCTATGGCTAAGCCCATCGTTTGCTCCTCCCGGTGGGCTTAGCCATAGGAGGTTGGTATGAAGAAATGTAAAACTTCCGGAACTACTTATTCCATCGTAGTTCAAAACGGAACGCCTACTTTATCTATCGTGATCTCTCTACCACATTTACTTGATTTGTCAGCGAAAGATCTTAGGAAGTTGAAACATCAATTGCACAACGGGGTTGAAGAAGTCTTGAGTAAAACATTCGACTTCTATTCTTATACTCGTTACGGTGGACCAAGGTCTCCTCATTACATGGTAATTAGAGAGGACAAAGAATGAAACGAGCACCAAGACATCACAGCACGTATCGAGCCAATCGTAGGAACTATGTGCTAATCGCCGTGGAGATGCCGAGGCAGACAAAGCGGCCTCCAATGTTTCCGAGCTACGACCTCGGCTTCCCGCGCGGTGTCCCGTGAAGCGTCCGCCCAAACCGTCCGACCTCCTGTCGAAAGCCGAAATCATCCGCGCGCTGCGGCGCTATCGGTACGACCCGGCGATGAACCGCGGGTTGAACAACCGGGACATCCCGATCGGCAGCGTGCTCGCGGCGGCCGGGCTGCGCAACGAGGGCTTGTACAAGTCGACCATCTTGTTCACCGGCAAGCTTTCAGCGCGGCAGCACCGCTTGCTGTCCCCGGTGATTCGACGGATCGAGGCGGGCGAGTTGAGTTTCAGACGGCAAAAGCCGCCGGGACCTGGGCATTTGTGGCGAGGGGTGGAGGTTGTGCAGGAAATCAACAATCCGCCCGCCGGCCCCGCCCCGCGACTCGACAAGCTTTCGACCGCCGGCGACTGGCGGCCGTTTGCGCGGTGCCGGAACTGCGGCGGACGTGTATGGGAGTCGATTGCCATCCGAGACAGTTTTTACTACGCTTGCCGATCCTGCGTAGGGCCTGAGCATTGGCCCGCGATGGGAGGCCGACGGGCCACCAAGGCCGAACGACTTGCGCTTCCCGAGTCGACCATGCGAGAGGATTTCAGCTTATGCTGATGATCAATCGGGAGTTGACAGAGATTCCTAATCGCGTGTTTCAATGCGGGCACTTCGGATGGTTCTACACGGACCATAGAAGCCGCGTGTCTTCGGCGGCGTTTTCTTCGGCCCTAGAAGCGGCTGCGGCGTGGAGAAAGGAAACGGGTCAAACTGATGACGCTCATCCTTCGAACGTGGAGATGTCTCAATCGCCGGTGCTGTAAGGAATTCAGCAGTTATGAGCGCGCAAATCCTGATTGCACCTTTTGCGGTTGCGCCCGCGTGCAGTGGCTCCCCGGCGGCGGCCACGTCGGCACCAAGTCGGCGGCGGTCGACGCCACGGTGCGCTCACTCGCGACGGATTACGGGATGGGCAACGTCAACACGCCGTCCGCGTCGCGCCTCAATCGCGCCATGCCGAAGTTCGACCAGCCGCGCGCCGACCTCCCGGTCAAACACTTCGCCCCCGGCTTTTCCGCCCCGGTTTCGTCGGCTGGCGCGACGTGCCAGGTGTCGGAAGCTGCGGTTAACCTTCACGGCAAGGTCGCGACCGGCCGTGCGCTGACGCACAGCCGCAGCGTGCCGGGGCCGCAGGCGATGACCGAGCTCGCGGGGCGGCACACCGGGCGGCCCGGATGAACTTTCCCGACGACGAGTCCAAGCTTGCGGATCGCGTCAAGTGGATCATCGACCAATGCACGGCGAGCCGAAATGACCGAACCGAACTTTACAATCGTCGCGAACGATATTTTCTATTCGGAACGGATGGCTCTAACCAAGTCCGTTACAATCGACTCGAAAGTCATATTGATTTGGTCGCCGCGTTTTTATACGCGCCGGACCATGCCTTCTATAACATCGCCGCCGACCGAAACGCAGCCGACGCCGTTGTTAAGCAAGCCATCGCCCTGCAAGACGAATGGAACGACGATTTCCAAGACGATGGACTGAGCGACCTCGTTGCCGAGGCGATTCCGTGGTCTCTCGTTTACGACACGATGATGGTCAAGCAGGGTTGGAACGATGTGCGCGAGGCGCAAACTTGCGAGCTCATACCGCCGCAGAATTTCGGCGTGTTCCGCGAGGACATTCCTGACCTCGACAGCCAACAGGCCTTTTGTCACACCTATTTCCTCGATTGGTCCGAGGCCGCCCAGCGCGTCATCCGCGCCGGACGCGGCACGGAACTTGCGCGAATTGCTGTTGAGAACAAGCCGTTCGTGTCGCCGTTCCCCGATCTCCTGAATCGGATGATCATCAGCGCGACCGGCGGCGAAAATCTCCAGGGCAACATCATCGGCCAGGTCAATCCGTCCTACGTCCCGCTCGCGACCTACCAGCCCAAGGTCGACACGCCGCTCGTGCGATTCAACGAGTTGTGGGCGTGGGACTCCGACGCCGAGGACTACCGAATTTTTCACATGGTCGACCCCGACATCCTGATCAGCGATTCGAAAAAGACCGTGTCCGCGCTGCTCAAGGCGGGCCGCATGACCGGAAAAATGAAGACGGACGAAAAATTCAGCAAATCAGAGACGAACTATTTTTTGCCGAAAGACCATCCGTTTACGAAGGTCCAGCCCTACACAAAATACAACTATTTCTGGGGCAAGGCGCACGTCGACACGCTCATGCCGTTGCAGGATTGGATGACCGAGCGGCTGGAGCAGATTGCCGACATCCTGGAACGCCAAGCGTA